GATGCTGTTTTTGAATTGTTTTTAGATACTTCTGGGACTAAAAAAGTAAGTTTTTCTGGTTTAGTTACAGGAACAAGTTTATCTGCAACAACAGGTGATCTTGAAACAGTCAGTGTAAGTTTCATAACTTCTGGTGCTATCACCAACGCTATCTAATGCCTAAGTCATCTTATTCACCCAAGCAACGTAAACTTGCTGCTGTTGCTGCACCACGAGATAAGATTACTGCTGCTGATTTAAAAAAACTAAATGCTAAAAAGAAAAAAAGGAAAAAGAAGTGAAACTTACACCCCGTCAGAAAAATTTATTAGCAAAACATTCTGAACACCATAGCGATGTGCATATGGAGTACATGAAAAGACGAATGAGGTCGGGGGATACCTTTACACAAGCTCATAAAAAAGCACAAGCGAAGGTGGGTAAATAATGGCTAAACGTAAACAAGTAAATTTAAGTGTAGGTAGGGGGGAGAAGTCTAAAACGGGTGGATTAACTGCTAGAGGTAGAGCTAAATATAATGCTGCTACTGGTAGTAACTTAAAAGCTCCAGTTACAGGGAAAGTAAAACCAGGTAGTAAAGCAGCTAAAAGACGTAAATCTTTTTGTGCAAGAATGTCTGGGATGCCTGGACCAATGGAAAAAAATGGTAAACCTACTAGAAAGGCTTTAGCATTAAAAAAATGGAGGTGTCGTAAATGACTTATGCAATCCCTGGTCCAATACGAACCAACATTATTTCATCTACTTCAGTAGGAGGAGTTGATAGTCCTTTTACTAGAACTAGAGCAGTATTAGATATGATGAAGGGTTGGGAAATAATGAAAGCAGTTAGTGAAGGTACTGATTATTTAAGAACAAATAGCGAAGCATTTTTACCATTAGAACCAAGAGAAGATTATGAGGCTTACCTTGCAAGGGTTAATCGTGCGGTATTCAGTCCTTTCACACAAAGATTGATAAGAGCAGCAGCAGGTCTTGTACTTCGTAAGCCAATTACATTAACAGGCGATCCTTATTGGACAGAGATGTTCAAGATGGATGTTGATGGTTGTAAATCTGATTTAGACGAATATGCAAGAAGAATATTAATGTGTTCTCTCACTTATGGTCAAAGTCATATTCTTGTAGATTATCCAGCTCCATCAGGTGCTTTAACACTTGCAGAAGAACGTCAACAAAATCGTAGACCATATTGGATAGAAGTAGATCCTTTAAATCTTTATGGTTGGAGATTAGACAGAGAATCCAATTATGGAAATTTAGTACAGGTAAGGATTGCTGAAAAAGCTGTTTTACCAAGTGGTCAGTTTGGAGAAAAAGTATTTGACCAAATAAGAGTGATCGAGCCAGGAAAATACAGAGTATTTCGTAAAAAAGAACAAATTGAAGAAATGTATGATGTTTCTGATGGAAGTACTGCAGGTAATTTTGAAGTAGGTTCTTCAGATAAAGATTATAGACAAGTAGAAGCTGGTAATTTTTCTCTCGGAGAAATACCTTTAGTTACTATTTATTCTGGTAAAACAGATAATTTAGTTAGTAAGCCACCTTTATTAGATATTGCATATTTAAATCTTGCACATTTTCAAAGACAGGCTGATTTAATACATAGTTTGCACGTTGCATCTCAACCAATGCTTGTAATGGAAGGATATGATGATCAAACAAAAGATTTAGCTATATCTGTTAACTATGCAATGGCTACCCAACCTGGTAACAAAGTTTATTATGTCGAACCAGCTTCTAGTGCATTTGAAGCTCAATCATCAGAGATTAAAGAATTACAAATGCAGATGGCAACATTAGGAATCAGTACACTATCACAACAGAAGTTTGTTGCAGAGTCAGCAGATGCTAGAAGATTAGATCGTGTTGATACAAACTCTATGCTTGCAATGGTTTCGATGGAATTAGAGCAGAAGTTACAAAAAGCATTTAATTTATCTGCTGATTATGTAGGAATCGAACCACCTGAAGTAAAGATTAGTAGAGATTTTGATATTGAAAGGTTAATTGGGCAGGATATTACAGCTTTGACTTCTTTATTTGATCAGCAAGTGATTGATAGAGATGAATTTAGAGATATTTTAGTTCAAGGTGAAGTTTTACCTACTGCAAATGAGGTCAAGTCTGAATAATCTGCTAAGATAATATACAAGTACACCTTTATTATGTCTGGATCTATTGAACACGTCCTACAACCTGACGGGACTTATAAATGGGAAGTAAAAGAACCTACAAGAGAAGCCGATCAAGCTCCTGCTGTTTGCCCTGCTCCCGAACCTGTAGTCGAAGCTGAAGTTGTAGATCATATGGATTTTACAACGATGACAAAAGCACAACTTGAAGACTATGGTCGAACCATTGGTATTGAATTAGACAAACGACATACCAAAACAGAATTAATTTCTGAATTAGAAACCTTTATTGAATCCAAATAACTATGGCTATTGAAGAGAAAGTAATTCAAACAAACACTGAACCAACTGAAACTGTTTCAGCAGAACCAGCTGTTCAACCACCTGCACCTAATTTAGATTCTGTAAAAGCTGAATATGAACAGCAAATACAGGAACTTAAAAAACAAAATAATGAAGCTAATACTAAATGGTCAGAAAAGTTTAATGATGTAAAAGGTAAATTAGATGGTGTTTATGAAAAGGAAGAACAGAAAAGAAAACAAATACTAGAAGATCAAGGACAATGGAAAACTCTTTGGGAGGAAGCAAATAAAACTGCTCAAGACAAAGATCAACAGATTGCAAATTTATCTCAAGAATTAGAAGAACTTAGAAGTTCTAACGAACTTGCAACAACCAAACAAAAAGCATTGTCATCTATAAGTAACCTTGGTGCGGTTAACGCTGAACAAACCCTATCTTTATTACAAAGTAAGTTACAAAAAAATGCTGAAGGTAAGGTTGTAATTTTAAATGGAGGAGTCGAACAGGATTTAGATAGTTATCTCACAAGTCTCAAGAACCCTGGTAGTGGTTGGGAACATCATTTTAAACCTAGTTCAGCAGCAGGAATGGGTGCAAAACCAACTCCTACATCAAACGTGGGTGGAGGGCAGACAAATCCTTGGAAGACGGGCAATATAACTCAACAAATGCTAATATCAGAACAGAACCCTCAACTTGCAGCGGTGCTCAAGCAAGAGGCTCAATCATAATTGTTGGATTCGGTGGATTCAACACCCAAGTCGGTGGCTTGGTAATTGTAAACTTCTAAATTATTCTAAATGGCTGCTCCGTTTCAGAATTACTCTGGTGGTGTCTTATTAGCTGACATCGTCAAGAGAAATAATTTGAGCACCTATGTCTCTGAGGCAATCAAAGAACGTAGTGCTTTTATAAAATCTGGTGCTGTTGTGCGTAATGCACTTCTTGACGCATCAGAAGGTGGAACAAGAATACAAGTTCCAGAGTTTAACCCAATCTCACCAACTGAAGAAATTTTAGATGGTACAGCAACTTGGGGTACTAGCAATGGTGGTTATTTAACACCACAAAAGATTGGTACAGGAACACAGATTGCAACTATCTGCCACAGAGGTTTTGCCTATGCGGTTGATGATGTAGCTGTATTGGCTGCTGGTGAAGATCCAATGGGTCACATCAGAAACCAAATTGCAGACGCAATCAACAAGCTCAATTCAGCTAGATTATTCAGTCTTTTGAATGGTTTATTTGCTGGTGGTGGTGGTGCTTTAGGTGCTAACCATCTTGACATTGCAAAAGCTGGTACTAGTGCTACTGCTGATAACTTCTTAACAGCAGCTACAGTTGCTAGAGGAAGATCACTTCTTGGAGAAAGAGGCGAAGAACTAGATACTCTAGTAATTCACCCATCTGTTGCTTACTACCTATATCAGGTTGGTATGCTTACATTCTCTAGTGATTCTCTAACATCTGGTGGGGCTATCCAATGGGGTGGCGGTGGTGTTGGTGTTACTGACAGATCAATCGGTCAGTTCGCTGGTATGAACGTTGTTATTGACTCACAAGTTAATACATCTGCTCCAGGTGCTTCTGGTCATCAGAAAGAGTTCCGTTGCTACTTAATTAAGTCAGGAACAATTCTTGAAGGTGAACAGTCTCCTCTAGGTATTGAATCAGATAGAAACATCTTATCTAAGCAAGATGTTATGTCTGTTGATTACCATAGTGCTTATCACATCATGGGTACTAAGTGGGGATCTGCTTCTGACAACCCAACAAATGCTCAGTTGATGGATTCAAACAACTGGTCTGCTACATACGATGTAGATTTAATTCCTGTTGTTGAATTAATCGTTAACTCACCACTTGATACTTCTAATATCTCTTAATAGTATTAAGTTGCTGATGCAAAGCAGTAAAGAACCTCATCAATTATTGGTGGGGTTTTTTCTTTACGCTACAATAAGACTAAATTACTTTATAGATCGTGGCAGCAACTATAGACGCAACAATAAAAGGAGCTAGTGCTA